ACAATAGCCTGTAGGTACAATAGCAGTAACACGGATTCAAGAAAGCATATTATTAAGTGTTAAGATCACATTGTACAGGGTTGGCGTTTTTAAAAGTACACGCTAACTTTGGGTGCATGTTTAGAGTCATGCCTGACTAATGGACTTAATACCAGTCCTCAGCTCCATCAACGAGCGCTAAAAGCGCTGCGCGACGGGTCTGGGGAGGCATATCATCAAAAACTTTCTTGTGGGCAGAAAGAATTCGAGGGGCCCATTCATCAAAAACAATTTGTGAATGCAAGGAGAGCTCACGGAGAGCTGCAGTAACATTATCCTTGGTAATTGTTTCTGGATTTTCTTTTTTGGTCCAGTAAGGCATTTCTAAAATGACAGACAGCTCAAGAGGAGCAGCAAATCTGCCATAATATGGTTCAAACCTAAAGCTACGCTTTAAGAAACTAACGTTAGTAAGTTTCCTGAGCGCAACTTGGGTTTCGCCTTTCAACTCGGTTGTATATTTCATACCAAGATCGACTACGTTTTCAGACATAAGTCGTTCATTGAAATGAGATTCAAAACCGGGGCGAACAGAAAACAAATTATCATCGCCAAAAGCGATGTAGTAAATGTTATCATAAAAGGTATAAAGGGATCGGGGAGCAAAATTAAAAGACTTCCAGTACACATAATTGGCACAGAAGTGGTTGTAAAGATTATTAATTATAGTGGTCAAGGGACAACCACTACTCATGGACGAAGTCCATTCATGGATAAGGTCTCCATAAATGTGGCGAGAGTTTACAATCTCAAGCCATAACACTTCGCGGATTTTGGAGTTACGGTCTCCGTACCAACGGTTAATAAGATCTAAAATGGCCCAGTGGATAGTGGGCTTTTCAGATCCGTCATAACCGCTGTAATCGCCAGCACCACAATTGGGGGTATTTGTGGTGCCGAATTGAAGAAGCTTCTGGGACAAAGCTTCCCATTCAACTGAATATGGATTTACGCCTACGGCGAAACCATTTTCAATGCGATTTACTTGGGCCCATTTTACAAAGGAACCAAAGTACATACGGGTGACAATAAGGAGAGGGAGGGGGCAAGCGGAGAAAAGACGGGTAGCACCGCGGGAAACTTTTTCAATTTTCCTGCGTTCATCTTTTAGGCAGTCGGTATAAACATGCAAACGTCTTTTGGAATTTCGGGCATCAATGACGATGTCTTCAACTTCTTTCAAGAGTTCAACAGCTTTGGGAGTAGTTAGGTCATAGCTTTCGCCAGAACCAAAGAACTCAGACTTACCAGGAAGTTTACTACCTTGAGCGTTGTATGGGAAACCAGCGCTCGTGGATCGGGAAATGGCATTAAAGTCAGGGTCATTTTCCAGACCAATTATTGCTTGTTCAGCTGTAAGAACATCTCGAGGAACATGGATTTTGGAAACATGTTCGAGATGATCACCAACAGCTAAAGAAATTTCAGCAAAGATGGAAGGATCAATATATTTAAAGGGGGGACAATAAGTAGCCATGGCGTTGTTGCGGGGATCAACAGTTTCGCCAAGGGGGGTAACAAAGGGGGAGAGGCGAGCAGGGGCCGTGAGAGCGGCACCCCACATACCATGTAATTCGGATTTAATGATGTGAGTCATGGAACCAGAAGAAACTTTTAGGTCAGAATGATAAAGAGGAGTAAACTGACCACCAAGTATAACATCTGGGGCTTGTGGGAAAATATCACTTTCAAATTCGGATTCAATGATATTCGTGCCTTCAAGGGCTTTTAAAACGTCTTCTTGAGTGATGACGCTAGAAAGGCCCATACCGGTGGAGGAAGAACCGGCTGAGTGCATACCGCAAATGCGACGATTTCCAAGATGATTGTTAATCAACGTGAAAAGAGCGCCACAATTACCGGGAACAGTTGCGGCTTGGTATTTAAAGGCTTTAGTGAGGATATAACCGGATTCACCAGAAACAACTTCAGAAGTGGAAGCGCGAGCTTTACCACACCAATTCTTAACGCCGGAGGATTCGGCGATAACTAATCGATAGTTGAGATCATTGCATTTAAGCAAATCATCAGCTTTCAAAAAGAATTTAGAAATGTTGGAGTGTTGTTGGACAAAACGGGGGAAAC